ATAAACACCAGAAAAACTACAACCATGTATATGCCAATCGTGTTTGTTGCCTTTGTTATATTGTTGAAACCACAAATTTTTTATATGTAATTTTCCAAACTTCATTTGTTTTAGCCACGGTTTAAAACTATTACCAAAACTTTTTCTTATCATTTTTATCCAAGGCCTTTCAAAATCTGTACTATTATTAAAATCAACTTTATAAATATCATTTATAAATGAAGGCTCTTTTTTAAAAAGATCCATTAATTCATTTTTATATTTAAAATGATCTTTGTATCTATACTTACCTATTTTAACTGTAATTTTTTCCATAAGATGGAACTCCTAATGCAGCTCTGCCATCAAACTTTACAGCTTTCTTTGTATTTTTATTATAATGTAAAAAAACTTGTGCACATTCTCCTTTTTTTAACTGATCTCTCCAATGCTCTAATTCGCAACCTTTATAAACTAACATATCTCCAGGATTTAGTTTGACCGCTTTACCTTCTAAATATATTGGCCAAAGTGTTCCTCCAAGATTCATTGTAGTAGATATTTCACAACTTAATCTATCTTTATGTTTACGCATTGAATTACCTTGTTTGTATATTCTTGCATAAGCATATGTTGGCACTAGTTTTACTTCAGTAATTTTTTCCATATTTTTTTGCATTGCAACTAATAAAGTTTCCATGCATGGATCACCATAAATGCAATAGCATTCAGGAATCATTGAATCACCAAAACATCCGAAAGAGGTGTCATGTATTGATATAAGTTTTTTTATTAGTGGTTCACCGAGTGGTAATAACGCAACAAGAACTAATATGTTCATATCAGCAAGTGGATTCGTTGTAACTGGTGATGGTAATGTCACAGCGTCAAATATAGATTTAAGTGGTGGTTTGGATGCAACTTTTGGTTTCTTTTCAGACAGAATGAGTGTGGGTGGAACAAAAGATGTTCCTAATGTTATTATATCAGCAAGTGGAGAAATATCTTCGTCTGGATTTTTTGTAGATTCTCTTGGTAATGTTACTGCTTCAAACATGAAATTGGCAAACACATTAGAGTCTGAAAATGTAGTATCTAATTTTGGATTCTTTGGAAGTGCTTTAGAAGTTGGTGGTACACAAGGAAGTCCAAATGTATTGATAAGTGGTAGTGGTATCATATCTTCTTCTGGATTCTTCGTTGATACAGATGGTAATGTAACTGCATCAAATATGAAACTACAAAACGAATTATCAGCAGAATCTATTGTATCTAACTTTGGTTTCTTTGGTGATAGTCTTGAAGTAGGTGGTACAAGAAATAATCCGAATGTATTGATTAGTGGTAGTGGAGTTGTTTCTTCATCTAACTTTTTTATAGATGAACTTGGTAATGTAACTGCTTCAAATATGAAACTTCAAAATGAGTTAGAAGCAGAATCAGTTGTATCTAACTTTGGATTTTTTGGAGACTCATTAGAAGTTGGTGGTACAAAGGGAAGTCCAAATGTATTAATTAGTGGTAGTGGAATTATATCTTCATCTGGATTTTTTGTTGATGCAGTAGGAAATGTAACTGCTTCAAATATGAAACTTCAAGGTGGTTTAGAATCAGAAACCGTTGTATCTAACTTTGGTTTCTTTGGTGATAGTCTTGAAGTAGGTGGTACAAGAAA